GGAATTGACCGGACGGTTATGCTGCTGCTGGATGAGCCGATTATCCGCGACGTTATTCTGTTTCCGTTGAACGGCAAAGCACAGGATCTGATGATGCAGGCGCCGAACTTCGTGACAGAAAAACAGCTGGAAGAACTGCATATCAAGATTGTTCCGGCAGAAGACAAGAAATAACGAATTTAAGGGCTTTTCCGGAGAAAAGCCCTTGTTTGTTCCAATATGTATCAGGAAGAAGACAATGAAAAAGTTTTGGTTGAGTTTGACTGTTCTCATCATGTTGTCGGCGTGCAAATCGGTGACTTTTAACGATTTAAATGTTCAGATGCCGAATGCGAATCTGCTGCCGCCGCTGAATACGGAAGTAGACAGGGAAAGTGTCCGCGACAGTTTTGACGTTCAGTATTCGGGGAGTTCTTCCCGTTCGGGCTATACGGATGCCAGCGGCTGGGGCGGAAGCATTGACAGCGTTAATATCGTGCGCAAGCGCGACCGGCGGATGCGCGACATGATAACTTTGTTTGACCGCAATGCGGCCAATGTGTCGCAGGCTTACGGCGAACGCAAGGGAACAATTAAGCTGCGGGTGACCAACAGCAGTGTTTACAATTCCGGGCTTTATTATGCCGTTCCCTCGATTTTGAGTCTGCATACGCTGAATTTGCTGGGAATGCCGTATCTGTATGCAAATACGGATTTGGAGACGGAAGTTTCGATTTATGACCGCAGCGGCGATTTGGTCTGGAAAACAACGGTGGTCGGGCATGGTGAGGAAGTGGTAGCCATGTATTATGGCTATAATGAGGAAGAAGCTCATGTCATGAGCAGCATTCGGGCGATGAAAGATGCACTGGCTAAGGTTAATATGAATATTGCCAATGATTTTCAAATGATTAAAAAAGGTTTGCAATAAAATGCAAAAAAAATAAAAAAATCTTTTGACATTCATAAAAAAATGGCTTAAATATCAGCATCAGTTTGATGCCTCGTCGTCTAACGGTAGGACACGACACTCTGGATGTTGGTATCTTGGTTCGAATCCAGGCGAGGCAGCCATAAAAAAGCACCCTTAACAGGGTGTTTTTTTATATTCAAATTTCCGAGAAAATATGCGGCGGCAGATTTTTTTGTTAACGCTGTTTTTATCTTTGTTGCGGCATACTATATTATACCTGTATTCCCAAGTGAAAATCAGAAAAAGAAAGGCTTTACAATTTCAGTTGTGAGGACTAGATTGTGCGGCCGAGAGGTGAGTAAAGATGATTAAGGATATGACGGCCGGTTCGCCGATTAAGCTGATAATGACTTTTGCGGTTCCGGTTTTAATCGGAAATATTTTTCAGCAACTGTATAATATTTCGGATATTCTGATTGTCGGACGTTTGCTCGGTGTAGAGGCATTGGCGGCAGTCGGCGTGTCGGCGCCGATTTTTATGGTGCTGCTGATGATAGTTTTCGGTTTTACCGGCGGTTTGACGGTGATTACGGCGCAGCGTTTCGGAGCCAAAGACGTGTCGGGCGTGCGTGCTTCGGTGGTGCACAGCCTGATTGCCAGTACAATATTGAGTCTGGCGATGACCGGGCTGACGTTGTTTTATTTGCCGCAAATCCTGCATTTGATGAATGTGCCTGAGAATATTTGGGACAATGCTTACCGTTTCTTGTTTGTTTTGTGTTCGGGGCTGGTTCTGGTTGTCAGCTATAACCTCCTGTCCGGATTTATCCGGGCTTTGGGTGACAGCAAGACACCGCTTTATTTTCTGATTTTTTCAACGGTGCTCAATGCGCTGCTGAATCTGGTTTTGGTTTATTTTACGGGGCTCGGCGTCGTCGGTTCGGCTTTGGGAACGCTGACGGCGATGACTATTTCGGTCGTTTTATGCGTGATTTATATCGGCCGGAAGTTTCCGATACTGCGTTTGCGGCGTACGGACTGGGTTTATAATCCGGCCTTTATGCGCGAGCATTTGTATGTTGCTGTGCCGATGGCTTTGCAGTTTTCGGTCATTGCACTTGGACTGATTATTATTCAGACGGTTTGCAACTCGTTTGGTTCCGATACTATTGCCGCTTTTACCTCGGCTTTGAGAATCGAACAGCTGGCAACGTCGCCGCTGGTTGCTTTGGGGTTTGCCTTGGCGACTTATACGGCGCAAAACTTCGGAGCCGGAAAAATCGGCAGAATCCGCCGCGGAGTGGTGCGCAGTTCTTTGGTTTCGGTTTTGTTCAGTATTTCCGTTGCTTTACTGGTGCGCTTTGTCGGCGAAGATATGATCGGGGTCTTTATTAAAGGCGAAAAACCGGAGATTATTGATATCGCCAAAGGGTATTTGGACATTTCGACTTTGTTCTATGTCTTTTTGGGGCAGATTTTTATTTTCCGCAATACGTTGCAGGGAATGGGGCAATCGGTTATTCCGATGGCGGCCAGTATCGTTGAATTGGTTATGCGTTCCTTTGCCGCGGTTTATCTGGCCTCACGGATGGGATATGAAGGAATCTATTTTGCCAGTCCGATTGCCTGGGTTGGGGCTGCGGCGGTGGTTTCTTTCGGCTATCTGAAAATGGTTCGCTGGTTTAGGCATTGTCTTTCCTGTCGGAAGAAACATTTCCGGTCGGAAGATGCCGATCTCCGATCCGAAGCGGAGACGGTTCCCGCCGAATAAAATCCGGGGCTTAATATTTTTATTGACAAGAAGGCCGGCCAAAGTTATAAGATATTTCGAAACGTTGCCGACTTAGCTCAGCTGGTAGAGCTACTGATTTGTAATCGTTGCAAGTCATGTTTATAAAAGGTTGATTTTAAATGATTTTCTTTTATAAACAATATGATGTACTAAATTTGAGCTGTATGTTGGAGTCATTAAATGGTGCTAACAGTAATGAGCGTGGTAGCTCGGTGGTAGCTCGATTTAAGAATTATTGTATTTATTTGTATGAAGTTGATTTGAAAAATTTTAGTTTTTTTATGCCGACATAGCTCAGTTGGTAGAGCTACTGATTTGTAATCAGTGGGTCCGCGGTTCGAGTCCGTGTGTCGGCACCATTACAATATAGAGTTCTCGAACCGCGGAGAAAGCGGTTTGACTAGGAGAGAGAGGCAGACGGAAGTATGCCGGTGAGGGCAAAGCCCGAGCGACGACGAAGCGGCGGAGCATAAGCGACGTCAGTCCGTGTGTCGGCACCAGTTTCCAAGCCTCCCATTGTGGAGGCTTTTTTGTAATGGTAACAATATAGAGTCCTCGAACCTCGGAGAAAGCGGTTTGACTAGGAGAGAGAGGCAGACGGAAGTATGCCGATGAGGGCAAAGCCCGAGCGACGACGAAGCGGCGGAGCATAAGCGACGTTAGTCCGTATGTTGGCACCATTACAAAAACTTATATATACTAAAATAAAGAAAATATTTTAATAATAACAACATAGGTTTTCAATGAAATTCACACCAATCGATATAAACAACTGGAACCGAAAAGAATATTTTGAACATTATCATAAAAACATTCCTTGCACATATAGCATGACGGTCAAGTTAGATATTACAGAGATAAAAAGTAAAAACAAACATTTATATTCTACCTTACTCTTTTGTCTTACTAAAGTCATTAATCGCCATCAAGAATTTCGCACTTGTTTTAATTCTGAAGGCAAATTGGGCTTTTTTGATGAAATGATACCGAGCTACACGGCGTTTAATCTTGAAACAGAAACTTTTACCAGCTTATGGACGAGCGAAACCAAAGATTATGAAACGTTTTATCAAGCATATAAAAAAGATGTTGCAACCTTTGGAAAAAATCAAGGTTTAATCGGCAAGCCTGATATGCCGGAAAATGTTTTCAATGTATCTATGATTCCTTGGGTAAGTTTTGATTCTTTTAACCTCAATCTGCAAAAAGGTTATGACTATTTATTGCCGATTTTTACCTTTGGAAAATATTATAAAGAAAATGATAAATATTTGTTGCCGTTTAGCATTCAAGTACATCATGGAGTTTGCGATGGGTTTCACACCTGTCGATTGATTAACGAATTGCAAGAAATGCTCAAGAATTAATCACATAACAAGCTAAGAAAAGCTTATTTCATTGACGAAATCTGTGGCTTTCGGATTTTATCTATTGACAATTTTGTCAAGAATGCTAAGTATATCATAGAATTAATTATCATTATGTTTAACTTAGAGGAACCGGTCAAATAAGCCTCATTAAATATTCCGGTATATTTATGAATAGCGTTGATACAAACTTTTTGTTGATAGCTCTTATTATTGTAGGCGTAATTTTTGTTACTTTATTGGTTTTTCTGCTTATTAAAGTTTCAAAAATGAGACAACGTGTTCAAGATGAACTTAGTGGAAAAGAAGGTGTGTATGACGGTCCTACTGGGGAACCTTTATGGAACGGAACTCAGCCTAAAGAAGTAAATGATTACACGAAGCCTCGCTATGTTTATGAAAACTTAGTTGAAACAACTGAGTTTCGACCTGAGAATGGACGTATTATCGGTTACAGAATTTCTCCAAGTTTGGTTATTCATTCGCGAGTACAAAAAGTTAAGCCATCTGCCGTTACACTCTATCGTGATCGCTTTGGCGGAGAATTGTTGGACTTTTCTGATATCAAAATATTGGTTTCAGAATGGCAAGAAATTTCAAAATTACGAGTTGCAGCAGGAGATGAAGCTTTAAGTAGTAGATTCATTTTTGCAACTTATCGCGGCTCCATAGTCATTTGCAATACTGATGAAATGACTTGGGGGTATCCTGATTACTCCTTGCTAAAAGAACATTTATTAATTTTAAAACGCTAAAGAATTGAAAGTCTTGCAGAAAAACTGCAAGGCTTTTTTATTTATCCAGATTCTTTTTATGGATTAAGCTGTTTTTAGATGTAAGTTATTGATTTTCCTAAAAAAGAGCTTGCTTCCGTCCACCCATAAGCTAGAATATTAACGAAAGGTTAATTTATTTTATGGAGAAATTTGATGCCAGTTTTAACATCTTCAATCATTAACAGTGCTGAAATCAAAGATAAGATTTATTATATTTGGGACGATATGGTAAAAGGCTTTGCCTTAAAAGTTATCCCTAATGGCCAAAAGAAATATGTTATTAAATACAGGACTTCAATGGGTGGAAGAAACGCCGTTCAGCGCTGGTATATTTTTGGCGATATCCAAAATTTAAGTTGCAAGGAAGCAAGAGAAGAAGCCGCCAAACTTTTTTTAATGATACACGATGGCAAAGACCCTCAAGAAGAAAAAGCTTCTTTAAGAAAAGCTGATACCTTGGCGGAATTTTGGGAAGTTTTCAAAAGAGATTATGTGGAACTCAAAGAAAACAAAGAAACATATTTGAAGAACAACGAGCAATTATGGCGGCTCTATATAAAGCCGGCTTTAGGAAATAGAAAAATCACTGACATTAATAATCTTGATATTGAACATTTGCATAGGTCTTTGGCTCGCGTTAAATATAATGCCAACAGAATGCTGAGCTTACTCAATTTACTTTTTAATCTTATGGAAAAATGGAAATTAAGAACCCCAAACTCAAACCCCTGCACTTGTGTTCAAAGATATAAAGAGGAATTAAGAATAAGATATTTAAGCTCCGAGGAAATGGAGCGTTTCTCAGAAGAATTAAGAAAAGCAGAAAAAAGAACTCCGGAGATGTTATATACCGTTGCCGCCATTAGACTACTTCTTTTAACCGCCGCCAGAAAAAATGAGATTCTCACTTGTAAATGGGAATGGGTAGATTTTGACAATTCTTTAATCAATTTGCCGGATAGTAAAACCGGACAGAAAACAATTTTCTTAAACAGTAAAGCGCTGGAGATTTTGAATCAATTATACGCAAGACCGGAAAGAGAATTATCAGAATACATAATCAAAGGAAAAAATTTCAAAGGACATAATATTGATTTCAAAACCGCTTGGCATACAATAATGAAAAATGCAAACATCAAAAATTTCAGAGTTCACGATTTAAGACATACTGCGGCAAGTATGGCGATATCCCACGGACATAGTGAAGCGGCAATCGCAAAAATGCTAGGACATAAATCAACGGCCATGATTAAACATTATGCCCACTTAGCCAATAAACCCGTATTTGATGTCGCAAATACAATATCGGAACTTATAAATTTCTAAATCCTAATATGCAATTATCAGTTGCTTGACTACACCTAAAGGATATATATAATAAGTTTTACTATTCATAGTAGTAAATTGATAATTAGTATTAAGGATTATATAGAAATGCCTTTTCCAATAAAGAACTATTTTTATCTTAACGAAGTGTCCAACAGATGGCACCGAAGTGTAAAAGATGTTGAATATTGCATAGAAAATGGACTTATACCTGTATATATAAAGGTTTATTCTGTAAAATTAAGCACCAAAGAACAAGCACCCCGAAATAGTTCTATTTTTTCGGGGTGCAAATGTATCTCCCCTGATGATTGTCATTTTTTATTCAGACATCACAAACAAGCAATTAGTAAATTCATCTCTGACGATGGACAAACGGAAGAATTTTTAATCCAACCGCAAAAAATTATCATCAAACGAATAGATTTGATGATTTTTTTAAAGGATCTGCAAAGTTTTGAAAAAACACACCAACTATCATATGAAGAGGAATTGCCTCTGTTTGATAACAACAAACAATCTGAACTCAGCGATAATGTTTTGACAATACATAAAACTCATTTTTGCTTTGGACCATTACAAGCTCGAATTATCAAAATATTATATCAGGCCGCTTTGTCTGATAATCCTTGGGTTCTTGGAAAAAACATTCTATTTGATTGTGGAGCAAGAACGCAACACTTAATGGATTTATTCAAATCTCACCCTATTTCGGAACGAATTTTATATAAAGCTAAAGGATATTACAGATTAAATATAGATTAATTCACAAGATAAAAAGCATTAAGTCGGACAATCATCCGATGTAAAAAGCTCCAAATTTCAAGAAATTAAAGAGTTTAGATAATTTAATATCCGAGGAAATCCGAGTTTTATTCTGACCTATCCGACTTATAAATCATAATTTTTTTCAGAAAAATGAACTTGAAACTAAATTTCAACTTTTTTAAGGAAAAAAATTATGACAGATACAAAATACTTAACAACAAAGGAATTATCACAGCGCTGGAAACTCAACCCAAACACGATTGAACATTGGAGAACCAACGGATTTGGTCCTCATTTTATCAAAATCGGGAGAAAAATTTTATATTCTCTCGATAGCATTATTGCGTTTGAACGAGAAAATATAGCGAAAAATACAAATATTGTTAGGAAATAACCTTTTTTCTTGGAATATTTCCTATGAGTGGCTGGGTTAAAATTCACCGTCAAATAACTGAATGGGAGTGGTATCGTGATGCAAATACCTTTAGGGTATTTATGCACTTGCTTTTATCTGCCAACTATGAAGACAAGCGGTGGCGAAACATTGATGTATTGCGTGGACAAATTATCACCGGCAGAGTCGAGTTAGCGCAGGCATTATGTCTGTCAGAACGCCAAGTAAGGACATCTCTGGAGAAACTCAAAATGTCCGGCGTAATATCCATCAAAACGACCAACCAATATTCTTTGATAACCGTTGAAAATTATAACTTATTTCAAGATACATCAAACGAAAATGTCCAGCCAAAAGTCCAACCAGCGACCAGCCAAAAGTCCGACAAATGTCCAACAAACGACCAGCCAAAAGTCCGCCCAACGACCACGACTCAAGAATATAAGAATAGTTTAAAAAATAAAATATCCTCATTACATTCGGATATTTTATCAAAAAGTTCTGAAGAACAAGCTCCCAAAAAGACTTTTGCTGAGTTGCTAAAATCGAAAGGAATAGCCTAATGTCTGTAGTTGATATGTTGAATAAGAAACATAAGGTTATGAACTGCGTGTTTGAAGTCTTGTATGATTTATACGGGGAGCCAAATTGGCTGAAAAAACCCAAAGAAGGACAAGAGCCTGAAAAAATCATTGAACAATGGGTGAAAGAATTAGGCGATTATTCGGAAGCTCAATTAAAACAGGCTTGTTTTAATCTTTTCAAATACAAGAAAGTTGCCAGTTTTCCTAAGCTCGCGCATATCCTTGCCGAACTAAGCGACCAAGACAAAGAAGAAATCAAAAGCAAAACACCTGAAACACCCAAAGCGTTTATGTGTTTAGAGGTTGAGCTAATGAAACAAGATATTAAACGAAACAAATGCAAATACACACTTAACACTTACAAAAGAGCCGTTGACTACATTATGACGACTTTGCTTAAAGAAACAATCGGCGAGCGTGAGTTTCTTGAAATGGAATATAGCTACCGCAATGATGGCTGTAAATTGCGCGGTATGCAATATCGAAAAGCTCTAGAATTTGGCTTGTTTGATGAGTTTGACAGTGTCTTGGATAAAATGGCAAAGGAAGGGTACCATGGCTAAAATGACAAGACAGGAAATATTAGACCGCTTTGAGGAAGCTATTTATACCTTAAAAAAATTGCCGCCAGTAACAATGCCCAGATGTAAGAGCTTTTGGCCTGATATCATTTACTCACCTTTGGAAATTCTCCAGCAAGAACCGCGTGTCATAAGATTGCGCCCCTCTTCCGAACAACTCTCAAGACTTGATGAAGTTTTGGATTGGACTACAATGCTAACTGAGATTGAAAGAAAATTGATTTGGTATAAAGCTCAACGAAAAAGCTGGAAATTTATCTGTACGACTTTGGGAATATCTCGAAGCTCCGGTAATGAAAAGCTCAACAAAGCCCTCGATTTTTTAAGTGAAAAGATACAACGCTTATAAATTTTTGTTATATATCCCTTGTATGGAGCTGTATTGAACTATAAAAAACTTATTCTTTCTGATACACTGATTTTTTGTATGGACATTTTCAAAAATTTTCCGTTATGATTTAGATAAGATGAGAAAAGGTGTCGATAGGCAACTTCTCTCATTTTTTTATGCCTGATAGACACCGAAAATTGCTCTGGGTCCTTCTGGAAGATAAACCCTATAGGGGTGGCTCAAGCGCGGCATATTTTAAGCCGACAGCCCGAAAATTTTGGTTGACACGGTTGACATTTTTTATCTTCTTTCTTGGATTTTCAGGCATTTGAGTCCTGTTGTGCCGACAATACGCATAAAAAAATATTATTTTGAATCAAATATATAAAGTTATAAACCAAACTCTCTAAATAAGTTGACAATTTTGGCGGTTTTTCTAGGAAAACCGCCATTTTGCGAATAAGGATGTAAACCAATGGAAAAAGTTGAAGTAAACACAAATCTTGAATATAGTCGCCGCAAACTGGCAGATTTAAAGGAATATGAGGGAAATGCCCGTACGCATAACAAAGAACAGATTATGCAAATTGCCAATTCCATGATGGAAAACGGCTGGACTGCGCCAATGCTTATTGATGAAAACGATATGATTTTGGCAGGACACGGACGTAAAGCCGCCGGAGAAATGTTAGGCGTTGAAGAAGTACCGGTTATGATTATCCGCGGTCTCAATCCGGCACAAAAAGCCCGCTTATGTATTTCTGAAAACCAGATTGCTCTAAATGCCGGTTGGGATACAAACAAATTATCAGAGCAGTTACAGCTTATTCTTGATGACGGTTTGGATTTAGAAATTACCGGTTTTGACGATGATTTTCTCAATGATATTCTCAAGCTGGATAATGACAACGAACTTCTTGATCCACTAGAGGGAGAAAAGGAAGAGAAAGTTCAGGCTAATAAGTTTTTGTCGTTTGGCAGTTATAAAATTCATATTTCAGAAGAAGAATATCAGAGTTTGGTTGACGCTTATGAGAATTTTGTAAAAGAAAACGGCGTTCGTTATGGTTTTGTAGCAAAGGTATTGTTACCCCAATGTTAGAGTTAGATTATCCAATTAAAGATTTAGTCGGGGCAGACTACAACCCGAGAGAGATTGACGAAGAATCATTAAAAACACTTCGTCAATCCATTAAAACCCTTGGGATTGTTAAACCTATTATTGTTTCTGGCAATTTAATCGTTGCCGGACACCAAAGGACAAAAGCCCTGCTGGCCGCTGGAATTGATAAAGCACCGGTATATCTTTTACCGGAAAATATTAACCAAACCGATGAAATTCGCTTTAACCAACTGCACAACGGCACCGATTTTGACAGCGGTGATGAACGAGCTTGGGTTGGTAGAAGTGAAAATCTTGGCTTTGAAATGGTGCTTCCAATCAAGTTGCGCGGCAATATGCGGGCTAGAATGGCAAATGTCCGCAATGAAATCTGTAAACTTATTATCAAATATGGCAACTGGGGAGCTTGTGTCGCCACTCAAGCCGGAAAAGTTATTCACGCCGGACAATATGTTTTAGCTTGCAAAGCGATGGGAATTCCGGCACGAGTTTATCGCATTCCTAACAATATGGCACACCAAGCGGCAGAGTTTCTGAACAAAAAGTATGGGAAATTCTCGTATAACCATCTGGCTAAAACGACTTTTATACAGACATTCGCTCAAAAATTCCGATTAAGGAATGATGAGGAAGTCGAAAAGCCGTTTAATGCCTCGCCGACTTATGAAAAAAGCCTTATTCCAAATTGCAAAAAAGGCGAGCGGATTTTTGATTTTGGTTGCGGTCAGGCAGACTATGTGAAAAAGCTCCACAAAAAAGGCTATGACATTCATGGCGTTGAGCTGTTTTACCGCAAAGGCAATTTCATTGATTCGACAATGGTTCACAAAATGATTGATAATCTATGTAAACAGCTAGAAACCAAAGGTTTATTTGATATTGTCATTTGCGATTATGTTCTTAACTCGGTAGATAGTATGACTGCTGAAAACGATGTGTTGACGGTAGTTAATGCAATGTGCCGAATGGGCGGCAAAATCTATTTTTCCGGTAGAGCCAGAGAAAAAATTGATATGCAAGACCGAACGACTTATGCCGGAGAGGCAAAATCCCATCGTTATATTGAGTTTTTGGATGATGATGGGTTTTCAGCTTTGTTTCGCAAAGGTCATTGGTTTTATCAGAAATTTCACCGGAAAAGCGAGGCTATTGCGTTAGGGCGTAGATTTATCAATACAACCGAGGCTAAGTTGGAACGCCACAATCCGGGTGTTTGGTGTATGAGTGGAATAAAAAATATTGTAATATCTCCCAAAATGGTTGAAGAATCTATCATTCGGGAATTTGAAATGTTACATCCGGACGGCAAGCCTATAGGCAGAAGTGCCGATGTCATAAAGGCTTATCGTCTTGCTTTGGCAAAAGATAGCTAACGCCAAACTGATAATTGCGACAAGAAGTGAATGCCTGTGATAAACCGTTATACCCTTTTTCAAGCGGTGGAATGGGCAACCGGTTTGCTCCGGTTATAATAACTTTATCGCCCCTGTATGTTTCAGCGGTAATGATGTCGTTTTCGTTATCGCTTGGAACAAAGGGAACGTGGAGATTGTTTTGATAGCCAATAACGCCACACAAATATAAACACTTAAAATCGGAAAACTCATCAAGTTCAATCTCGGTGTTCACAGGCATATTTAGACTAACTTTTTGCGAATACTCGCCAATTAAGCACTTGGCACAATGAACAGTCGGGTCAAAACCTCTTATGTATTTTAGCCAAAAGTACCTGAATCCCGTAACTTTGGCGTTTTCTGTAACAAATTTTATTTTCATACCTGCATTATAATATAGTCACATAGGGTTGCAATGTTTTTCATCGGTATATCAAAAAGAAGTTTAGTAAGTTATGGCATACATCACGCAGGCAGCTTGGGGAAGAAAACATAATTTTACCCGACAATATGTAAATAAGTTGGTAAATAACGGAACAATAAAGCTCCATAACGGAAAAGTGAATGAAGAAGCCGCCGATATGGCAATAGCCGCCATCCGCCAACCAATGAAACCCAGTAAAAATGCCACAGATGGAATGGATGCTCTTAATAACTTATCAACGGTACTCTTAAAAACCCGTATAAAAAGCGAAATTGAAAAAGTTAAATATCTTGAAACGAAAAATAAAGAGGCTGAAAAATCTTTGGTTTCGGCAGATGGTGTGAGGATAGCCGCCTTTAATAAAGGACGAATGGTGCGTGATGCTCTCTTAAATATTCCCGACCGTGTGGCGTCAATCCTAGCCAAAGAAACTGATACCAATCGCATACACGAGATTTTAACCAAAGAAATACGCCAGATTATTGAGGAAATATTAGAAAGTGGCTGACGCTTTTACTATTTACAACGAGGGATTTAATGCAGGATTAAAACCTGACCCGCTCTTAAATATATCGGAATGGGCTGATAAATACAGAGTTCTTTCACAAAAAGCCTCGGCTGAACCGGGGAAGTGGCGAACATCACGAACACCATATTTAAAAGAGATTATGGACTGCCTTTCTCCATACTCTGGAATTGAGCGCGTTGTTTTTATGAAAGGCGCGCAAATCGGGGGAACAGAAGTAGGAAATAACTTTTTAGGCTATATCGTGCATTTATCCCCGGGGCCGGTTATGCTGGTTATGCCAACCGTGGACGGAGCAAAAAGAACATCTAAAACTCGTATAGACCCGATGTTTGCTGCAATTCCAGAATTAAAGGGCGTTATCAGCGAACGCCGCTCCAAAGATGCCAGCAATACAACCTTGATGAAAGAGTTTCAAGGTGGCGTATTGGTCTTAACCGGTGCGAACTCCGCCATTGGCTTACGTTCTATGCCGGTACGCTATATTTTTCTTGATGAGATAGACGCATATAAAGGAGATGTTGAGGGTGAAGGAGATCCTGTCAATTTGGCAATCAAACGAACAAGCACCTTTAACCGCCGTAAAATTTTTATGGTTTCAACGCCGACAATCCAAAGTGTAAGCCGGATAGAATATGAATACGAGCAATCAGACCAACGTCATTATATGGTGCCGTGTCCTTATTGCAATAAAAGGCAGTCGCTCAAATGGAAACAAATTCATTGGGAAAATAATGACCCACAAACGGCTGTATATATTTGCGAACATTGTGGCGGTATAATTGAGGAACATCTAAAAACGTGGATGTTGGAAAACGGCGTATGGGAAAAATCCAATCCGAGCAGTAAAATCGCCGGCTTCCATTTATCTTCTTTATATTCGCCGGTTGGTTGGTTTTCATGGGCTGACGCCGTTAAACAGTTTTTAGACGCTAAAAACAAGGATAATCTGTTGAAAGTTTGGGTTAATACCGTTTTGGGCGAAACTTGGCTTGAAAAAGGCGAAGCTCCTGAATGGCAGATTCTCTTTGATAAACGTGAAGATTACCAGCAAGAACTTGTCCCGAGCGGTGGTTTATTCTTAACCGCCGGTGCGGATGTTCAAAAAGACCGTATAGAATGTGAGGTTGTTGCATGGGGAAGAAACCGCGAAAGTTGGTCGGTGGGCTACTTTATTATAAATGGCGATACCGCCAGAGAGGATGTTTGGAATGAGCTGACGGAATTTTCTCGGCGTTATTTTGAGCATTCTTCAGGAGCAATGCTACCAATCTCCCGTTTTGCCATAGACAGCGGTTTTGCCACGCAACAGGTTTATAATTGGGTACGCAAACAGCCGCTGAATTTTGCAATGGCAGTCAAAGGAACAGACAGCGGTGTTACACCGTTAGGGCTTCCGACAAAGGTTGACCTTAACATCAATGGTAAAAAACTTCGCCGAGGGGCTAAGGTTTGGGCAGTCGGAACTTCCATTCTTAAATCGGAATTATATCAATTTTTGCGGTTGACCCAAAATGAAGATGAGAGCTTTCCGGCCGGATATTGCCATTTCCCTAAATATGACAGCGAATATTTTAAGCAACTAACGGCTGAACAGTTGGTTACAAAAGTTGTTCGAGGTTATCAAAAAAGAGAATGGCAAAAAACAAGGGAACGTAACGAGGCTTTAGATTGCAGAGTTTATGCGCGAGCGGCCAGTATCAGTTTTGGTATAGAACAGTTTTCGGAGACAAAATGGCGTAATCTGGAAAAAGCCCTAATTCCAGAAAAACAGGAAACAGCAGAGATACCGGCAAAGAAAAAGCCTAAAATTAACTTTTCGCCCAACATAGTCAAAGCACAAGACCCGTATTTATAAGGATTTAAGATGACAAAATTTGAAACTTTACAAAAACAGCTTGAGGAAGCGGAACAGGCCTATCATGAGTTAATGATTGGAGCACGCACCGTTAGCGTTAATGTTGAGGGTGTCGGCTCTACTTCATACGCTCAAACAGATTCCTCTAGGCTGAGAGAATATATTTCATATCTGAAAGCCGAGATTGGAAAAGCCAATGGATTAAAAAATAGAAAAGTTATCAAAGTGAGTTTTTAACAAAAATGTCAATAACCTCTTGACTTTTTTATTTTTATGGGTTAAATTCCTTACAGAACAAACCCAGAAAGACCTCTTGCTTTGCATTTGTTGCAGAGATAATGTGAACCTCTGGGTAGATTTTTTTTAAATACATGAGTCCCAATTATGCCAAACAACACAACACCTTTAAACTACGATGATTTATTGCAACATTTGAAGTCAAAAAATCTTATAATATCAGACGACAATAGAACAAAAAAATACCTTCAAACTATTGGCTATACACGGTTTAAATCATATTTCAAGATGTTTTGTGATAGTAATGGGAACTTTCAGAATGATTTTTCATTTGATGACTTACTTAATATCTATATATTTGATAGACGATTGAGGGCTCTTTTTATTGAGGCATTGGAACGAATTGAGTTAGCTGTTAGAAACAGCATTGTCGATATTGTCTCTGTGAATACGGGTAATGAATATTTTATCTACGATTCTAGTAATTTTAATAGTGGTTATAATGGTGTTTTTACAAAAATTAGAGATAATGTTTGGTATCAAACAGATAAAAAAGTTGATATAAATAATAGTAGAATCTGCTGTTGGGATATTGTTAAGCATTTAACTTTTGGTTGCTTAAGCACATTTTATGATGAGTTAAAAGGAAACATAAGGCAAGATATTGCAGACATATTTAACCTTAAAAATAAAGTTATGTCATCTTGGTTGCTCTCAATGTCTGCATCAAGGAATATTTGTGCGCATTACTCTTTATTATGGAGTAGAATTTTTAGTATAAAACCAATGAATCTCAAAAGAGATAATAATTTAATTGTAAATTTTGATACATCTGCAGACAAATTATATGCTCAATTTTATATTATATCCTATTTTATGCTGCAAATTTCTCCGACAACATCATGGGTTAAACGGGTATATGATTTGATAGATGAATACAAGTATAAAACAAGTTTCATAAATTATAATGTTATGGGTTTTCCTAGTAATGTTCAAAATTATATAGATTTTCAACATATCGAAATGTAAAAACAATTTTTTGTTTATGCCTAACAGCAGGAAGAAAAATCCTGCTGTTTTTGTTTTAAAAGGTTCAAATAATGGATGATACAAGCTATAAAGGTGCGTCCTTATCGGCTAAAGAGTTGTTAAGCTGGCGACCGTTGCGGCATTCTGCAGATGTGGAGTTGGATGGCGAACTTTCGACATTAGTCGCCCGTTCTCGTGATTTAATCCGTAACAATGGTATTGCCAGCGGAGCTATACAAACACTCGTTGATAATGTTGTCGGCAATGGATTAAAACTCGTTTCCATACCGGATCATCGGATTTTGGGATTAGACCTTGATTATTTAGAGGAATGGGCGCGAAAAGTTGAGAGTTTATGGCGTATTTGGTCGGAAAGCGTTTATTGCGATGCCGCGCGTAAACTTAACTTCAATTCACAAACAGCCCTGATTTTCCGGTCTGTTATTGAAAATGGCGAAGCTCTGGCTTTAGTTTTATGGCGTGAAAATCAGGCTAATCAGTTCGCAACTTGTTTTCAGCTCATTGAGCCGGACAGGTTGTCAAACCCGGATTTTAAGCAAAATACAGAATTTTTACGCGATGGCATAGAAATCAACCATTACGGAGAACCACAGAATTATTGGATAAGCAAATATTATCCAAACGACTATTATTACCATGGCAACACCAATTCTTGGGAAAAAGTTGCCGCTCAAACCTCTTTCGGGCGGAAGCTGATTTTACATATTCATCATCCAGAGCGTATTGGGCAAAATCGCGGAAAGCCGCTTTTTACTTCAATAATGCCACTTTTTAAGATGTTAGACCATTATGAGCGTTCCGAATTAAAAGCCTCGGTCGTTAATGCGATGATAGCGGCTTTTATTGAAACGCCGATGGACAGCGAATCAATCGCTGAAATGTTTGGCGAGTCCGTAGATGATTATTTGGAAAAACGCAAAGATTGGAGCGTTAAACTTGAGGGAGGCTCAATTATTCCGGTATTTCCCGGCGATAAAGTTTCAGCATTTACACCCAGCCGCCCAAATTCGAGTTATGCTGCTTTCGTTGAAAATGTCCTGCGACATATCGGAACAGGTCTAAATATTCCTTTAGAATTGTTGATGAAAGACTTTTCTAAAACCAACTATTCTTCAGCCAGAGCCTCACTAATTGAGGCTTGGCGTTTTTTTAACGGTCGGCGTAGCTGGATAATCAATTATTGGGCTAAACCGGTTTTTGAGCTTTGGCTTGAAGAAGTTGTAAACAAGGGGCTGATTGAAGCCCCTAATTTTTACGAAAACAAAGCCGCGTGGTGTCGATGTAAATGGATTGGTCCGGGACGCGGTTGGGTTGACCCTGTTAAAGAGGCTCAAGCATCACAAATTCGTATGGAAAGCGGACTATCCACCTTAGAAGATGAATGTGCTTCACAAGGTTTGGATTGGGAAGAAGTTTTAATGCAACGGGTTCGCGAACTTAAACGAATGAAAGAGCTTGGGCTTAAAACTTCTGACAAAGGAAATATCGAACTTATTAAACAAGAGGAAAATACAGATGAAAATATGGAATAAAATAACCAACGAACCATGGGCTACGACAAGCGATACATTGGAAAATATAATAAATATCGCCCAAAGGCAAAATGCCAACCCGGCAGCCATCGCAGCTCAACTGGGAAGAAAACTGCAAAATACCTACGCCGTTTCCATAAGAAACAATGTCGCCATTATCCCCATTCGGGGGCCGTTGTTTCGTTATGCGAATATTTTTACAGCTATTAGCGGAGCAACATCTTATGAGCTTTTAGCCCGTGATTTTAATTCTGCGTTGGTTGATGAAAGTGTAAAAGCAATTCTCTTTGATATAGACAGTCCCGGCGGAGAAGTAAACGGCTGTTCTGAATTGGCTGATATAATTTACAATGCACGAGGTAAAAAGCCAATTATTGCCTATGCTTCCGGAAATTGCTGTAGTGGCGCATATTGGATTGCCGCCGCTTGTGATGAAATTGTTGTTACAGATACGGCGGTGGTTGGTTCTATCGGAGTTGTTGCGGTTTATGAAAGAGAGGATGACAAAAACAAAATTGAAATTGTTTCATCACAAAGCCCCTTAAAGCGCATAAATCCTGACACCCCAGAGGGACAGAGCAAATTGCAGGCCAGATTAGACACGCTGGCAGAAGTTTTTATCAATAAAATAGCGACTTATCGAGATACATCTACCGAAACCGTTATCAAAGATTTCGGTCAGGGCGATGTTTTTATTGGTAGAAAGGCGATTTGGCAAGGTCTGGCTAATCGCCAAAGCTCTTTTGAGCGCATTTTAACAGACCTTAACAAGGAAAAGGAAGACGATGATATGAATGAAAATGACATAAAACAGCGTGAACGCCAAAGAATTAAAGAAGTTTGGGACAGTGAACACGCACAAGGTCGTGAAAAAGTAGCCAACAAGATACTTCTTTCAACAGATTTATCTTCTTCTCAGATTATTGATATTTTGCAGGAAATTCCCAAAGAACAGCCATTGTCTTCTTTTGAAAAAGCGATGGCACAAGTTCCTAATCCGCAAATTGTCGTGTCCGGAGAGGAACAAGGCGAAAATATAGATGTAATGGCTAGACGCATAGCCTCTTTGGCTCACACTTCTTCAGGAGAATAAAATGTACGCAAATTGTAAAGATGAGGGAACTTATAAGCCGGACAATCTTTTAGCAGGAGATTTTCCGAGAATTGCCAATGTTGAAACCATTACCGGCGGAAACTACAAACGCGGACAGGTTCTCGGAAAAATAACAGCCTCAGGGAAATATACGGCCTCAACGTCAAAAGCAACAGACGGTTCTCAAATACCTTTGGGAATTTTGGCTGAAAATGTAAATGCGACTGATGAGGATAAACAGGCCGTTGTTTATTCCACAGGAGAATTTAATCTGGAAGCACTAACTTACGATAGTGAATTTACGGCTGCTTCCATGACCGAAAAGCTCCGAGAAAAGAGCATTTTTGTTAAGAAAACTCAAGCATAAGGAATTTAAAATGGATATTTTTTCAACTCAGGTATTATCTAAGGTGGTGGAGAATTTGCAAACTCCGCCATCTTTTTTACTGGATATGTTCTTTTCTCAAGAACAACGTTCAGATACAGAGGAGATTTATTTTGATACGCAGGAAAGCAAACCGCGGATTTCTCCTTTCGTTTCCCCTCTAATGCCCGGAAAAGTCGTTGAACACGAGGGGTATAGTACAAAATCTTTCAAACCTGCATATGTAAAAGACAAACGGCGTTTTACACCGGATATGCCTTTTAAGCGAATGGCGGGGGAAAGAATTGGCGGCGATATGACTGCGGCGCAAAGATTGGAAAAAGCAGTTGCAATTACTCTAAACAATCAACTTGATTGTTTGACACGCCGCGAAGAAGTTATGGCCTCTGAGGTGTTGCGAACCGGAAAAATAACGGTGGAAGGCGATGGTTATCCGGCAGTTACGGTTGATTTTGGCCGCGATACTTCTTTTACCAAAGTTCTTACCGGTGATAATACATGGGACAAAACAACCGTAAACATTGTTGATAATCTGGAAGATTGGGCTGGCAGTGTTCAAAGTAAATCCGGTGTTGTTGCTAAAACGGTAGTCTTAGACCCGTCAGCGTGGAAACTGTTTCGCAACAATCCGTATGTTCAAAAATATTTGGATTATCGCCGTGGAACAAATAGTACATTAAATATTGACCCGATTATTCTCGGTAACGAAAAAGCCAGATTCGTTGGTAATATTGGTGATTTTGAAGTCTGGGTATATAACGATATATATATAGAAGGAGATACTGAAAAGAAAATTCTTCCTGAAAATACGGTATTGTTAGGTAGTCGCGGCGGTGTCGAGGGAGTACGCTGTTATGGTGCAATTAAAGATGAACAGGCAAACTTCCAAGCCAACCGCTATTTTCCTAAATCGTGGTTAGAAAATGACCCTGCTGTACGCTGGATGTTGTTGCAATCCGCACCATTGGTTGTGCCGTATCGTCCAAACGCCACAATGTGTGTAACGGTAAAATAGGAGCGTATAATATGAGAGTATTAGCAAAAGTAACATTGGTCGTTAATAAAAAAGAATATGCTCCTGATACGGAAGTTGAAATTCCTGATGACACAGAGGCAAAATCCTTGATTGAAAGAGGTTTTGCCTCTGCTGTAGGTAAGAAAGAAAACCAAACGGCAACCGGTTCAAAATCTGACACACCGCCCAAAACGGATAAAAACGCAACAAAAAGCACAAAATCCGATAAAAACACTCAGAAAACTGAGAATAAAACGAAAAAGGAGATTGATAATAGTGGTTCGGCAGTTTCACAAAGCGGTGGATAGCCTGTTTGAGAAACTTGGCAGATCCGCTAAGTATCAAAATCGGGACGTTCTTATTTTCCTCTTACGTCCTGATGAGGTCGTTAGTGTGGGCTTTGCACAAGCCCACACGGCAACCAACATTATGAGAATCCGCATATTTGAAGCTCCCGAACTGAAAGTTAATGATATTATTTTGTATGATAATAAAGAGTATGTCGTCAGTCAGGAGCCTCAAAGAGATACAAATAACCTAGTTTGGAATTTTGGAGTTATATGCAATTAAGTGCCGCCATATCAGGAAGATTGGAAGAAATCTTAGAAAAAGAGCTGAAAAATGCTGAATTGGCAGTTACTAAAGGTGTTTCTTCTGCGACAGGTCAGTTCAAAGAGGCAATGAGGAAACAAGTCAAATCGGCAAAATTAGGCTCAAGATTGGCTTATACATGGCGAGGCGATGTTTATCCAAAATCGAAAATGAGTCTTAATGCCGCCGGAATGGTTTACTCTAAAGCCGAGAAAATTATGCAAAGTTTTGAATATGGTCTAGTCGTTAGAGGCAAAGACGGCTTTTGGCTTGCTATACCAACACCGGCTATACCTAAGAAAATCGGCGGCAAAAAAACAACTCCCGCACTTTATGAGAAAATAAAAGGCATACGACTTCGTTACATTTACCGCCCTAATCAAGCGTCATTATTGGTTCATGAGCAAAAGCGTAAAACAATTATCGCATTTTGGCTTGTTCCGCAGGTTAAAATGCCGAAACTGATTAATTTTGAAAGTGAAAGTGCAACATGGCAAAACAAGCTACCTCAACTTATTTTGATGAATTGGAAGGATCATTTTTAAACTCCTCATTAATTGCTTCGTTTGAGTATTCAATATCTTGGATACTCAAATTTCTGGCATCATTAAATCCAAGTTGAGTTGGGTTTACGCGTTTTTCATATGCGTCCCTGATAGGGCTATCATCAAGACAATCTATAACGCAAAAATCAGTTTTGGCATCATAAGGCCAATTACTTTTGGGAGTGTAAATCACAGCTTCCCTATATTCTTTGTAGTATTCCTCAAAAGTTTCTTTAGGGTTATCTGTATAATTGGATAAATTTAATGTTTTTTTCGTAGCATTAAGCATCGAAGCATATAAAGCAAATACATCTAACCCACCTTGCAAATCATAAAAACTTTTAGGAATCTCACAAAACTTCAGCAAAAAAGATTGAGGGACTTCATTATCCTTTGAAATCATTTGTTTGATTTGAAGTTGATTTTTTGAGAATAAAAATTTCTTTATAGAAACTAATTGAATTACGGAGGTTAAAACAACATTTCCATATATATCTTGATAAATCAAACCATCTTCACCCGAATAGGTTGGAATTTTATATCTATTTTTTCTTTGAGAAAAATGCATACTAAAAAAATATTTCAAATAAAATAGTAATTCTGGACTAAATTTCTTTAATTCTACACGCATCTTTATCACCTAGAATATTTGATTTTGATATATTTTATATTTTCTTAGTTTATTTTGAAAGTCAATACTCATGAGCAAACGTGAACAAATTTTATCAGCCTTATTTGAAAGGCTTAAGGGCTTGGATATAACTGTTAAGCGAAATGAACTTGCTCCGCAAGCTATACCTAAAAACGGAATTTTGATTTTAAGAGACGGCACGGTGGGCGAACCGACCGTTTTGCTATCTCCGCCGCATTATATTTATCAACACAAAGCCGAGATTGAAGTGTTAGTTCAGTTGACCAAACCGGCGGATAGAGACGCTTTGTTGGATAAAATACTGATGGGTGTTGGCAAATTATTAAAGATAGACCCGACTTTGTCCGGCACCATTGATTATATGCACGCCGGTTCGCCAGAGTTTGTGGAAGAACTTGTTGAAGGTGGGATGACAATTAAAGGAGCAATCATCCCGATTATTTTAGAATACATTACGGGTAGCAGTTTAACTTGATAAAAAGGACTTATAGCAATTTGCTTTTTAGGTAAAAACGTTTTAAAATATAAAAAATTAATTTTATTAATAACTTTTACAAAAGCAGGAGAATTAAATGATTAAAAAAAACATTGTAAAAGCAGGTGTCGCTGGAATTTCCACTATGATACCAGGTATAAATGGAATATTTGAATTTTATAGCACTTATTGTCAGGAACAAAGCAATGAAAGGCGTAATAAAGTTGAAGAAGAATTTAGGCAAAAATTTGATGATATACAAGATTATATAGACAATAACCCATCGAACTTTGCAATCTTTCTAAATGCAGTTAAGAGTGCCTTTGAAGATATAACTGATGAAAAAATCAAAAATTATGTCAATGCCCTGGTTAGTGCTGTTCAAAAAGAAGATTTAGATAACACAAAAATTCACATTTTTCTTAACATTCTGCGAAAATATTCTGTGCTACATATCAACGTATTGGAGTATTTTAAGTATCCTCATTCCAAAAGAAGTAATAATGGTTTCCAGATGAATGTTTTTGAAATGCGCTCAACAGAACAGTATATCGCAGATATTATTAGAGAGGAAAAGCCTGAATTGGTAAATGATATTCCGCTATTAGAAATAGTGATAAATGAGTTACATGCTGACGGTCTACTGCTTTTTTCTCGATTAGAACAATTGCATTCACCAGTATTAAATGGTTTTATAAAAAAAACGACACCGTTGGGCGAAGAATTTTTAGATTTCATAACCGACTAAAACAATTTAACAAGTACAAAAGGGACCGAATATTTCGGTCCCTTTTTATTGTTGCCTTACAGAAAACCCCCAGTTTACTGGGGGATATCTATGCCTAACTTAAACGAAAGGAATATCTTATGGCTAGAGCATACGGCTGGAACGCCAGCCTTTTAATTGCCGAGGAAAGCAAGTATGGCATATTGCCGGAAAGCGGCTATCGGCAGATTCCTTTTATTTCCACATCGTTGGACAGCGAGCAAAGTTTTGTATCGTCCAATGTTTTGGGGCTTGGTCGCGACCCGACACAACCTTTTCAGGATGTTATCAATGTTGACGGCGATATGGCCATTCCGGTGGATATGAGGAATATTGGCGTATGGTTAAAAGCTATTTTCGGAACGCCAACCACAATCGAGAACGAGGATGGCAGTTATTCACACGCTTTTGAAAGTGGCAAGACCTCTATTCCCAGTTATTCTTTGGAAGTTGGTCTGCCGGAAGTACCGCAGTTTATTCGTTTTATGGGTGTTAGAGCCAACAGTATCGCTTTTAATTTTCAGCGTTCTGGCGAGGCACAGGTTACTGTTAACCTGATGGCACAAGGCGAAAGCGGTTCAACCACCACAATCGCGGCAGAGCCTGAAATTTATGAATATACCCGAGTATCGCAGTTTCAAGGATATATTAAAAGCGGCGGCAAATTATTGGCAAACATAACCTCGGCAAGTGCGACATATTCCAACAATCTTGAGAAAATCGAAACTATCCGCAACGATGGCAAGGTTGAGGCGATTGATTTGGGCGTAGCAAGCCTTTCCGGAAGTATTTCCGCTCGTTATGGCGATAACGAACTACTAGACAAAGCCCGTGCTGGTACGCCGGTTGATGTCGAACTTGGCTATCATCTTTCAGATAATCTGAAATTGGTTATTACCTGCCATGAAGTATATTTACCCAAGCCTAAACGGTCGATTGACGGTCCCGGCGGTATTGAATGTTCTTATGACTTTCTAGGAGCAAAAGACCAGACACTTGGGAAAATGATGACCGTAACCCTTGTAAATGATGTGGAGGGATATTGAATTCCCTCCAAAATATCTAAACAATAAATTTTCATCTTTTTCATTTTATTTTTTGACTTTTTTCTTTGTGGTGGAACAGCACCACGGCATCAAAAAGTCAAATCTAAAATAAAAAATCAATCAATTTCTTTATTTACATATCTTGGAGGAAATTCAACTGATGTTAAGGTTAAAAATTAACAAAGAGCCATATTGGCTTGAGCTTGGCTACGGCGTGAAAGTTAAGGTTAAACCTTGCACTTCCGCCGTTTTTTATGAGGCAAAGGCTTATATGAACAGCAAGCTGGCAGAACTTGCAAAAGTTTATCAGGCGAACAAAGCGGCCGGAATTACAAACGATACGACGGCGGATATTGAAAATCCGGTCAAGCGTGAAGCAATGGCAGATAAATTCCTGCTTATTGGCTTGGGTGTTGCTGGCATATTGGAATGGGACGGTGTGATGGAAGCTGATGAGGACAAACCTGCGCCGCTGACAGAAAGCAAGATTGACGAGCTATTTTCAAACTTTTGGGCGATTGCAGAGAACTTCCGACATCAGTATTGCGGATTGCAGGAAGTTTTGGCGGCAGAAAAAAACGCCTCTACGCCCGAGCCAAATGGCACTTTGGAGACGGGCGAAGTTACTGCAACGGTTGCGGAGAAAATCAAAACTTCTGCCCGTTCCACAAGTGCCGATACACAGAAACAACCTTAGAAACCGATGTCGGCTATCAGGCTTGGGAAATTTTATTAAAACTTCCTAAGCCTGATTTGAGTTTAGCTTTAAATATCGCACAAAATCTAGGTTTTGATATGGAGCTTATGAGCGAATTGCTACCGGCAGGGATATTTGCTATTTTAGGAAATCAAAAAACAAAT